ATGCAGGCGCTTTTTGCCTCAGATTGTCAAGGGGGCTACCCCTCGTGCGCTTCGCGTCCTGATTTGGCGTTGTGGCAAGAGGTGCAGAGTGGTTGCCAGTTGCTGCTGTTCCAAAAGTCACCGCCTAACCTAACGGGTTCGATGTGATCCACTACTTGAGCCACGCGCCCGCACTCATTGCATACAGGATTATGCTTAATGAATGACAGCCGCGCCTTGCGCCATTGACTAGTCCAATAACGCTTGTCTTGTGGCCTGTCTCGCTTGCGTGCTTTGCGCCTCGGGTCGGGCGTCTGCTTGCGTGGTATCGTCGGCATCAGCGTCGCTTATAGCCTAGGTAGCCCGTTAGTATATACAGTTGATCTCCGACAACCCTGCGCCGTGCGTCATTGTTTGCCCGTTCATACATCAGCCTTAGACGCTCCTGCCTTAGTTCGTGTATCCTTGCCTCTCTTTGCTGGTCTGTTAGCGAGCGCAGACGTTTGTGCAAGGTGTTGTTCAACCTCTCGTCTGTAACGTTCGCACAGTTCTCTAAGCTCTCCCATCGCATACTTACGCGGGCGCTGTGCCTCTTGCATAATCTCTTCAGCTCTTCCACGCTTAAAGCTGTCAAGTCTTTGACCGAAATACCACTGCCGCCCTTGGTCGTACAGATTGCAGGCAACGCATTGCGGCGCTGTGTTACCGATGCCGTCCGCTGGGTCGTGCCAACGGGTGGCCATGTGCCGCCTGCTTGCAAAATGCCCGCAATGGAGATACCCAACGTGGTAACGTGTGTGACAGGTAAAGCATTCGGCAAACCCGTCTTTGTCTGCTGCGCGGTATCTGATCGCTTTGCTGTACCACTCATCGACCTTCTTTTTTAGCTGTGCGTGCGTCTGTTTCTTTGCCATTGCCGTTAATTGCTTGGGTAATGTAATCCTTTAGCAATTCACGCTCTCGCTTGCGGCTCTTGTATTCGTCTGACTGCTGCACCTTATGCCAGTTCGCCCTTAGCTTCGTACGGTACGCCTCGCGCTGGGTTGTGTAATGCGTTTCGCACATCACCCAAAACGCTTTGGTGTGTTCCGTTACACTGGGATGCTCTGAGAACGTCCCTGCATTATTGATAAAATACTCGCGTTCTTTTGGGTGCGGTCTGTATCTGCTCGCGCATTCCGCGCCATAAACTTCTGTAATTGAGTACCTGCGTGCGTCCATCAGATCCAGCCAAAACCTTTCGATATCAGTCATTTCTGCGCTTGCTTCTGTCGGTTCTCCATCTCCTGCCGCTCTGTGTACGTTAAGCGGTTCTCTCCACGCATCCAATCGGTTGCTTGAACCCTTGCAGCCAATGTGTTTATTTCAATGGCGTATTCGGGCTTTAAATGCCTCATTGCTTCATCTTGCAATCTCTGATCCTCTTTTCGTTCGTTTTCGCGTATGGTTTGAACTACTGGCTGCTTTAGCTGGTCATATTTTTTAAAGCAATCGACAAACTGCGCTAATTTCAGCCGCTCATAGTACGGCCCAAAGCTCTCTTTTGCCATCATATACAGGCAAAGCCGCCAATCTTCAAGCGTAAAGGTTGGAAATTGCTGCAATAGCTCATTCACGGTCATTGCAATGTGCTCGGGCTCTGTTAGCGTCTTGTTTGCATCTATAAACTTCACGCAGCGCGTCAGCATTCCGATTAACGCGGCTCGCGTGGGCGCTTCATCTATCACTAAGGCCGTTTTAACATTAGTGCCTTTAAAGCACGTTTCGATTGTCATTTTCGATACGTCCAGTTCTTGCAAATTCTGCAAGCTTTTCGCGGTTGCCATCTCTTTCAAGGTTATCCGCTCGCCTGTTGTTAGCTCTGCCACCTTTGGATGTGTCAAATACCAAGCCTTTCCATCCGTTTGCAATTGCTCGATGTATTGCGTCGGTTGCTGCTGTTTCGTCAGTGTATTCATTTGATAGTTGTATTAGTGCCCTTTGTTCAGTTTTAGGCGATTTGTATTTAAATCTGTGATCCGTGTGCTTGTACTCTTTCCATTCGCTCCATGCGGTTTCGAATGTGGGTGTTTGCCATGGTAGCACAACCGTGACTTTTTCCCCTTGGTTTAGTACTGGTTTAGTAGATTGGTTTAGTACTGGTTTAGTATGTGTCCGTTTGCGCCCACCCAAAAGTCCGTTTGCGCCCACCCCCCTGTCCGATTGCACCCACCCTAAAGTCCGTTTGTAGCCACCCTGTCCGTTAGCAACCACCCCCCTCTTTAAATGGCCTTTGTCAATCAGTCGGTAAATAATCTTGCGGGCGCGGTCTTCGCTAATGCCTAACAACTCGGCAAGGTGTTCATTAGTTACAAAGCATTTTAGCTTGTTGGCTTGAAAGCTGGCCACCTCAGCCAATAAAACGCGGTCCATAGGGGCAAGGTCTAGCTCCCATATCGCCAGCGGTATCCATATACCCTTACGCTCCATTGTGTGGAATATTTTTAAGCTCTTGCATCGGTCTTAATGTGCTGTAAGTTGATTTGTACGCGTCACTTTTCTCTGTTTTATGCAATACTTCAGGCCATGGATCGCCTTTGTTTACTTTGCGCCATTGCTGCACCTCTTTCTTGCTGGCCCAGCCGCATAAATAAGCACTAGAATAGAATCCATTTTGATACCCAGCACAAGCAAAAAGGTAAATATCGCACTCTTGCATATGGCTATTTATTACAACCCTACAGGCATAATGCGGTAAAGGGGTTACACTTCTAATTATTGTTTTGACGTCTATTTTAAAGCCGTTATGCACTATGTCAAATTCATAATTATGCTCTAATTTCCTTTCCAAATAGGATGCAGCAGCAATTTCACCAATGCAACCGCCTAACCTGTTTTTGTACAGATTACCCGATACGTCAAGCGTAAGCACTTTAGGTAAATTAGCCTCATTGACTTGTGCATCTTGCATCTCTTGTATGGTCAATGGTTGCAGAATCATTTGACGCGGCTCCTGTTCATTTGTTCAATTGACTGTGCAACCGCGTCGAACAACTCCAGCACCTCAATGCCTTTACGCTGCATAATTTTACCGCTGTGCTTTAGTATGCCTGACGGGTTAACGCTCGTCCAGTTCTTTATAGTTCTAAGGCTTACGCCAAGATCAGCAGCAGCATTCTCGTCGCTCTGCCAGTGCGTTTTTATGTATTGCTTCAAGTTCATTACCATTCTTTTATAATTCCCTGTGCGCCTTTTGCTACCTCGCCCTCAATTATCTCGTACTTCCACGGTATAAGGCTTAAAAATGCTATTGGCTCTGAATCTGAGTCTTTTTGCCACTCATTTCCACGAACGTTGCACCGTGCTTTAATTGTCTTGCCTTCAGGTAAACTTAAAGCCTCATCAACGTCCTTTTTTAAAAACGTCAAGGGTATGATTTGCGAATATTCGCCATCTACTACAGTTACGTGCACATCGCACTTTCGAAAGCCACTATCTTTCTCTACTGGCTTGCAAACGCGCTTAATAACTCCCTCAATTACTAATTCCATGTTTTTTATATGATTTGTTAAATTCTGTTTGTGACCAGTTCGGCATGTCGATTGCCCTTAGCTGGTTTAATCGTAAGCGCTCAAATATTTCACGCCATCGGATCTGTGTTGGTTCTGTATCTATAATCTCATCCGCTAGGCCGTCATCATCTTCTTTCATTGTTGACGTGCTTAACAGGTGCAAAGCGTAATCCCTCAAGTTTTCTAAATGATCGGCTTGTACTTGTTCTAGGTTATCGAAAAACTCATCAATACTATCCATTTAAGTTTTCTAGGTTGTCAATTACATCCAATAAATCTTGCGCTGTTCTCATTAGTTTCACGGCATTGCTGTCTAGCTTATTCACGCCAAACCTCTGTACGTTCAAATTTGCCCACCAAACAAACGCCCGTTTTTGCACCTTTGGATGGTCAAAAGCATCCTCATAATCTAAATGGACTTGTGTAAACTTGCCGTTTTTCCACGTGCCGATACCGACTAAATCGCCATCACTAACCGCATAAGCCGCATCGACTTCAGGCTTATAGTTAAATAAATGCACCCAGTTCATTGATCAAGTTCATCCTCACCGTACACGTTACCAAATCCAGCAAGCTTTAAAACAGCACGCGATAAAGCCCGCTTTTCAGCCATTGCAATTGGGTAATTATTGCGGTTATTTAATTTGTTAACCTCGCCATACGTCTCTACTTGCCCTAGTTCGCATTTTGCGTAGGCTTTAACGCAGTATTTTCCCTCGTTGGTATCTGACCACTCGGGCACTGTGTCAAAGGTAACCACGGCCTTTATTTGAGCTTGCAAGTATTCCACTCCTCCGCGCGTCATAATGACAAAGCCACGCGGATCAATGTGAAACTGCTTTTCCATGTCCATTTTATACTTCTTTGCCAGCTTCCGCAGGTCTGCATTCTTGTCTTCGTTGCTCATATCTCTTTATCGTTTGTGTCAACCATTAACAAAGGCACGCAGTCATAATTAATTACAGGCATATAAGGACTCGCAAAACGCAAACTACTTAGATTGTTGCTTACTGGCATATCAATATCAGACCATAGCCACTCCGTTGCGAGACTTATGACGTCTTCAGCCAAGTCAGTATGTTTATCAGCGTTTATATTCCTTACTGCAACTAAAGCATAAGCGCCTTGACCTCCACAACTTTTGCCATAGGCAATAATTTCTTTTTGCTCTGCCATTAATTCGAGTGTTGTCTCTAGTGTCCAGCTATCACGCTGGTGCTTTGCGTCAATATCAATTTGCACCAAACCGCTGTGCTTTTTAAAGCTGTCTTGCTTGCGTGTCTTAAACAAACCATGTGGCATAATTGCTGGCAACTGTTTCTTTTCCCATTCTGTACGAGGATATTCAGGTCTTACACTTTCCAACCATTGCAATAAATTAACGTCATAGGTATTACGATCAAAAGCGCCACGACACGCGCTGACTTGTATTGTTTCAATATTCATTTCTCCCGGTTTTGTTTGATGTGCATTTTAAACTGATCTACCAAGCGAATTAACTCACGTTCCTCGGCTAGGTCTTGCTGCCACTTATTAAATGATTGTGGCGCGGTTACTTGTACGCTGGAGCGTACGCAAATAGGTTTATTCATAGTTCTAACAAATTATTCGCCTCTATCATTGGCAATGCAGTTTTTTCAATTGTTTTAAATGCTTTGGCTGACTTTATCAATTCACCGTTAAGCCATAAACCAAACGGCTTAAAATGCTTTTGTCTGTGAGTTATTTCTAAAACATCTGAATCGTTTTCAAATTCGATAAAGCCGTTTTTTAGTAAGGTTTGTTTATTAATCATGATTCTAGTTTTTCGTCTTGTTGTTTGTCGTGTTGTTCGTCGGCCTCTTCGTAGTAGTCACGGCCTTCGTCTTCGTCGTCTGCTGGGTAGTCGTATCCTTCGCGCCACATGGTAAAGAGATAAAGCCCCGCCCGAAGGCAGGGCGTTAAATTCAAATTGCTTTTGCTGCAAGCTTTGCAATAACTTCTAAACCTTCAGCGCTGTACATAATGCGCTTTGTTTTTTCAACTGTCAAGCCTTCATCATAACAAGCGTCTGTAAATTGTTTGCAAGCCGCTTGAATTATTGCGGTCATGTTTACGTTGCTAAGCTCCTGTTTTGCTGTTTCTAAGTTTGTCATGGTAGTGTTGTTTGCGTTTGTCATGGTGTAAAGATATGCAACTTTTTGCATCTATGCAACTTTTTGCATAATTATTTATTTGGCATGAAAAAAGGCCGCTTCTACAACGGCCTCTTAACCAAACAACCTCATGAATAACGAATAACTAAATGAATACAACAAAACTAATCATTTTTTCTTAGACTGCTGTCGCTTTTTTCTACGATCTGAAACAATCGCATTTATTAGAACGTCAAGCCAGCCGAATACCTTGTTGTCCGCTTCTGTCGGCGTCAAGTTTACAATAACCTTAACAAATGCCATAAGTGCCAAAACAATTTCCGCCCAGTAAGTCTGTATTAATTCTCCCATAATGTAAAATTTTAGTGCAAGGTATTAAAGCGGCATCAAACAATTGATAGCAGTATGCCCGCCAATAACAACGCCGCAGCCAATCGCCTGCTTTTTGTAGTGCTTGGCATAAGCAGCCGCATAGCTATCGCGGTCAATACCACAGCCTACCTGCATTCCGAATATCTTGCTACGGTTGCCGACTAGCCACTCGACATAGGCCTGCGTATGTATGTGCCCCTGCACCGTGCTTTGCATATCGTTCTTGGCCTTGGTGCGTGCTGTCCCGCCTTCTCCGTGGCAGTATTGCACCCCGTCGTACTCAATGCGCTCAATCCAATTCCATGACGTGCCTAAAACCTCATTATAATCTTTGATCCATTCCCTCGGCACTGATGAGCTAAACGCCTTACGCATTATAAGGCGGTCATGGTTGCCTATAATCACGTCAGCCACGGGAAAGGCTTGCGCCCACTTATCAACGTGCTTAATGGCCTCCTGTAGCTCGTACCCTCCACTCATTCCGTTGCTATCAGTTTCATGATATGACGCATAATGATTGTCTAGAATGTCACCAATCAAGATAACCTGATTACACGCAAAGCGGTCATAGGTGTCTAAGCAAAATTCGAAATAGCCGTCAAGCTCAAAGGGACAATGCAAGTCACCTATAACCAAAATACGCCGCTCTTTTGTTCTAAGGTAGTCGAGTGCCCGTTTCTGCTGGGCGTTAATCCGTGGGCGTATGTCCTTAATCATATAGCCATATTACATCTTCATCATGGCTTGCGTCGTAACTGTTGTCCACGTGAATAAAGGTTTTTGAAATGCCTACACGGTTGAAACCAACTTCGAGAAGTGCGCCAAGTATATAGCACCTTGCCCGTGAATCTGTGCAATGTATGTCAGCCGCGCAGCCAGCTAAATGTGCGCTGTTGGCTTTGCCCCCTACTCGTTTGTTGTGAATTTTATTTCTATATCCTGAGTTGATACGAAAAGGAACGCCCGCCAAGTGGCGAGCGCGGTCTAACATCTGTAAAAAATCGTCGTCCATCATGTTTTCACCGCTGCCGATTTCGTCGCTGTCAAACTCATAATAGTTAAAATATCTCATTTCTGCAATTTAGCAATCATGAGTTCAATCTTATGCACCGCGGCCAACAATTCTTTCATGTCGCTCTTTATTTCGTTGCTGTCAAGTTCTAGCTGGATCACGCGGCTCTTTAACCGTGCAACTGTGCTATTTAAATTTACCCACACGCCAACCAAGCCAGCAACTACAGGTAATACCGCCGCTAATATCTCCCAATCCATCACTTCTCTTTTTTCTGTATTATGTACCAGTTACTTGCATGGCACAAGATAGTAACGCCGTCATAACTTCTATTTAAATTGTAAGTGCTTGCGCCGTCGATAGTTACACTAGAGTCAGATCCGTTAGGCGTTATAGCAATAATCTTATTTGCAGCAATAGTTCCATCAGTTTGGAAGCGTAAAATACGCCCCTCGTTACCTGCTACCGTTGGAAGCGTCAAGGTAGCTGTTCCGTTGCCACCTGTCCAAGTATTAAAAATCAATTGATCAGTAGTTAAAACCGTTCCAGTGAGTGTACTGCGCTGCGCTATACTCCTTACCGGTTGCTGTAAAAATCTCTGCAATATGTTTGGCGGAATATCTCCATCGGTAGGAACAAAGGCATTTCGGATATTATAAATAGGCTCCGTTTCATCTACTGGCGTGTGATCGTCAAAAACTTGACCGTCAGGCACGCTTACATTTGTATCGCTGCTGGTTAAAAAAAACGATTCGCATTCTGTTTGTACTGCTTCTGCACTGAATGAAGTTTCAAACGGTAAAAAGTCGCGCGATCCGAAAAGCATTGTATTTAATGGACTGACGAATCTTTTATAAACTGTGCCTCGGTTGACTTTAGTGCTAAAGTTTTGACCTGCTAAAACTTCTTTTACTCCTAGCTTATGAATGGCAAAGTTGACGCCACTATTTGCAAAGCTCGCGAAGCTGTCAATTGGTTGACTCGGTGAACTGTTATTTTCGTAAATGTTTCTGACGTCATTAAATTGACTTGATCCAATTACAACCTCGTCCTGAATTAGTGATTCCTGATTTGCATCTGATGTGTTAGCTTCATATACAACCCTGTCGCCATTAGTCAAACCACCGTTTAAAACTTGCACTGTAAAATTGTCAAGCTTGCCGTCAGCATTTGAACCAGTTACGTCCGTTATTACGTTGCCATCTACGTCGTAACCTTCGACGTTTACAGTTATAAGTGCGCCTGTCTGTGCGCTTGTTATTGGCAGCAAGTCAATTATAACAGGTTGATTGTATAGTGCAAGGCTCGCATAGCTTTGCGGTGTAAACGTTAGATTGTAAAATAATCCATTGTTCTTATTTAAGTACGAAGGCAATGGAGTGACAGCGAAGTAAAAATACCCAGCACTTGATGACCACGCTGGTGCGCTAAAATTCATTTGGTCAACGCTGTAAGTCGATTCAGCATTGCCAAAGGTCATTGTTGTTGGGCCAAAGGTCACAGCGTTATTATAGTACAAACTGCCGACCTTAATTTGCAACTTTAGGACTAACCTTGCGTGCTGATCTGCGCCTGTACTTGACCCATCGCCGTCAAAACTGTGAGTGTATCTAAACTGAAACCGAAAGAGCGTGCCATTATCATAGGCTAAATTGTTGTCAGTAATATTTGCACCTAATGCTGTCTGCTGGCCTGAGGCATTTAAAAATTGCGTTTCAGGGCCAATCAAAGGAACGTTGGCATCCGTTCGCCAAGTACGTTGCACCATGTTTAAAGGTGGCAAAAAGCTAGTAGTGCCGCCTCGTAGCTTAATAATATCGCTGCCCGTTGTCAGCCTCGTATTAACCGCGCTTGTTGATCCGCTGACAGTTCCGGCCTTTGTCACAGTGTGTACGTTTATAGTCACATTGTTTTTAACTGCGCCAACTGGAACAAACCAAAAATAACCCTCAGCAAAAAAGATCCGTGCGTTAAACGTTGTAGCTATATCTGTCAAGACATCATAGGCTGTCATGTACTTAACAAAACCAGCCTCGTCAACGTTGTAAAAAGCCGCATGATTTACCTCTAACTCTGTCAATGCGTTTGCGCTGCTAAATGTCGTAGGTTTAAAGTCGTTTGCATACTTAAGGAATACATCTGTATTGCCATAGACGTGCAATGCACGTGTTTTATTCAAAGCCTTGACTAAATGCGCGGCAATGGTTTCACGTCCAGTATATGCGCTGCCTGCATTGTTATAAAGTACGTTCTTCAAATCGCCTAATTCATCTACCGCATTCATGGTATTCTGAATAGGATACGCCTCATCTTGTAGCTCTACCTGTTCATGCAATAGCACGCCTGTCCAAAACAAAGTGTTAGCGCCGTCAGGGTCTTTAAATATGCTTACCTTAAAATCAGCATCCTCGCTTGTGGCTAAGGCCGTCAGCATTGCCGTATCTTGTGCAACCGTTTCCGTAAGCGTAAACGTTACCTCGCTGCCTATGATTGGTTGCATACGGTTTTCATTGTCACCGCTGTAGCGTAGTACAAAGCCATCTGATCCTAGGTTGAACTCGGTAGCGCTGCCACCGTATCCATCTTGGTGTATGTTTAGTTTGTAGTCCGTGCCAAGCTGGTCTGTAAACTCAGCAAATAAACGTATTGGGTCTGCCATTAGAATCCTCTTACTCGGTTTCGGTCAATTGCATTGCGCTCACTTGTAAGCAGTATATCACGGCCTGAAATCTTGCCTGTCACTTGTACGCTTGCCCCTCCCATCATGCCCTGCAATTTGCTCAATGGTGCGATTACCTCAGGATCAACCCCAGCATTTTGGTTATCTCCTACCATTGCCATCGTAGGGCCAAAAGCCAAGCCACCCTGTGCAAGTGCTGGCGGCGTCGAACCCATGCGTTGACTTAAGCCTTGAATTATTGCACCTGCCGCAACCATTGCGACACCAGCCGCCACGGCTGCCAATGGGTTAGTAGTAAGGGATATGAAAAAAGTGCTCGCCGCTATACCCGCCGCAATAAACTGCTGGCCTAAATCAATGAGCAAGCTGGCCAATCCTAGAACTGCTTGCGAGAATATATCGCTCATCTGCATCGTGCCCGCAATCAGTCCACCGATTGCCATGCCGATACCTGCAAAAGCGCCTTCAATTGCTGGCCCCATATCGACCATCATGCTTAACTCTTTGCGTCCTGCCTTTAGGTTCTCCGCTAACTCGCTGACGGCTGTGCTGCTTTGATTCACTAGCTGCGGGCTTGGGCCTACTGCAACGTCTGTGCTTTCTGTTGGTGTTACAGCAGCACCTGCACCGCCGCCGCCGCTGGTCATGTTGTTAAACATATCCAACAAGCCGCCCATGCTTTTAATAGTTTCCGCCACTGTGCCCTCACTTATTAAGCTGAACGGCTCACGTTCTAGCTCTGTGTTGACTGCCGTTGTAAAGTCCTCGGCTGCCTTTTCGCCAAACGTAGCCATGCGATCCGCCGCGTTGCTGAATGCGTTGCCAACTAATTCAGGTATTGCGCTGAAGTCGCCACGCATTACCGCGCCGATGATTGTACCTAAATCTTTGAACGCGCCAATGACACTATCAACCGCGAACAGAAAGAAATCAAACACCACCTGCACCGTGCCCTTTATCCCGCCAATGATGCCACGCAAAAGGCTGGACTCATTGTAAAGCGTTATAAAGTAATTGATCACGTCGGTGATATACGGCGCTATCTCATCGGCAAAGGTTACAATCGCAATACCTAAACCGACCACGGCGGCAATGACTAACCCAACAGGAGATAGTAAAGCCATGAAGCCCTGTATGATGCTCGGCAGTATGACCAGCAACGGACCAAGTGCCGCCGCGATACCTGCACCGATAACCATGAACCTCTTAACCTGCGGGCTGAGGTTTTGAAATGCGGCCAGCATATTCTTAAGACCGTCAATAACAGGCGGCAAAAACTCCATTATGATTTTGCCAAACTCTTCCTGCAAGTCACCAAAGGAATTAGCCAACTGCTTGAGTCCACCCGTGCCTGCCTTTGCTGCTGCCTCTGCACTACCTCCGTATTGCTTTTCTAGCTCGTCCAGTATTACGGTCTGCGCCTCAGCTAGTCTGCCGCTCTCCGTCAGGCTTTTAATAACCTGCTTTTGGTCTTCGCTAAACTGGATACCCGAACGGCTTAACGCGCTCAAGTTTGCAATCGGATCATTTAATGCCTTGCCCAATTGAATAGATGCGCTTTTTAGATCGCCATCTAATCGCGTGGCAAGATCTAAAGCAACTGATTGCGTGCGTGTAAACTGATCGCCAGCAATGTTCGTAAACGTCAGCAGCTGCGAGGTTGCATCTTTTAGTATCTCCTCATCTCCAAATATGGTTTTGGTTTGCAGGTCAGCGCTCATCTGCTGCAACTGCTTGGAAGTAAAGCCAACTAAATTGCCAGTTGATTTTAAACCTGCATCAACTTGTGCAATGGCTTTGGCTTGTTCGTCAAATGCTTTAACCGCTGTAAAGCCAAGCGCCGCAATTGGTGCGGTCAAACCCATAGTCATTGACTTGCCTAGACGCTTCGTGCTTTTACCAAAGCTCTGCATTTTCCGCATGGAATCACCAAGCGCTTTATCAAATAAACGGGTCTGCGCCCCTATCGTTACAATTAATTCATTCAGCTTTGCCATTCGTCGCGTGCTTTAATTCGTGCAATTAATTCCTCTTGTGTTAAGTTAAGCGCATTTTGCTTTGGCTTTTCCCAAGGGAACTGCATTAAATCCTTTGGCCGCAATTTACGGCCTTTCTTTAAGTGCGGTTGCATAATCATAGAACCCAGCCACCGCGTGCGCTCCCACTCCATACGCTCCCGCATTTCTTCGTTCTCTCTGTTAGCGTCTAATGCTAGGCTTATCTCGCCAAAGGTCATAGACCAAAACGCAGAAGGGGACAGGCGCAAAATGCCTATCCCCATCTTAATAACATCGGCCCAGCCTATCTGCTGGTCAGTGCCGTCTATACTTTTTTTTCGCTGCTATATTCGCCCAGTACGTCAAAACATTGCGTGACGTGTGCTAGTGTTATATGGTCTTCGAACTCATTTAACTCCATATCAAAGTCGATGCCTTCAAAGTCGCAGCCGCATTCTACGCCGACAAAGCACAGGAACGCGCAAGCATCAGCGGACAACTTAGACGGATCGGACAAACTAAACACATTGACTTTCGATTTTCGTTCGAATTTCTTGAGCGCCTTCATTGAATAGCGCACTGGGTATTCCGTACCGTTAAGTTCTATCATGCAACAGTTTCGTCGATTGTACCAGTCAATTCAAATGTGGCTGAATAGCTTGCTGTATCTTCTGTGCCGCCTGACTGCTCAAGGCTAGTAATAAAAGCGTTGGCAGAAAAGCTAGCTTCTCCAGTCCCAAGCGTTGCCTTGCTAAACTTTAACGCTAGTACTGACCTGTTCTCCCAAGCGTCATAAAGATTCAAAGTGTCTCTGTTTGCAGCGTCTACATAATCAATCAAACCGCTGACGCTGATGCTGCCGCTTCGCACACCGGGCAAAAGCTCACGGAATGCCGCGCTGTCTTTGGTTGTTATGTCAATCGTCTCAGCGTTCAAGGTCAAGGATACATCTGTTGCAGCCGCAATTAGTACTTGATCAATGTAAACGCCTAAATCTGTGCCGTTAAATATCGCCATCTTGGTCTATTTCTTTTAATTCAATATCGTTTTCAGCCGCAATATAACCCTTTGCAGCCAGCTCATTTGCAAATAACGGATGCACGCTAGGCTGATCGCCTTTTTTCCAGCTGTTGCCTTCTAGCTTGCACGCCTTCAACAATGTTACTTTCATAGGTGCAAGTTAATCAATAATCGTTTAAGGCATCAAACTTTGAATTGCTGCTTTATCCTCTTCTGTTAATCCGTCCGCATCGTGGCTTAATTGCATCCCAACGAAAACGGCTTCGCAGTATATGCCAAGCACGTGATTAATAAAAAGCTCCGCGCCTGTGACCGCAACAACCGCTTCAATTTGTATTTGAGTGTATTGCATTAGATTATATTCATGTCTGCGTTCGTTAAATTAATCTGTAAAGTGTCGTTGATCACTGTATAGTTTGTGCCGTCCGTGCTTCCGCTAATGGTGACGTATCGAATACTCGAACCGCTATAAAATCGAATAGTGCCGCTGCTCATTGTATAGCTTGCACCCATGTCAATAATTAAATAATTGTTTGCGGTTGAGGTTGTAAGTGACCACCACCACGTTGAGGTTGATGAGTCAAAAGCTTTGTAAGGTGAATAACTACTGAACGTATGGCCCGCACTTGCCACAAAAGGACTTGGTGCGTTGTCGGCTGTCATGTCGCTAGGGTAATCTGTGCCGCTGCTTGTATATCTCCAGTCCCTTATCCCCATGTGTAAGCTGCTGGCGTTGCCTGACGAATCAACTCCAACGCATTTGAAATATCGGAAAGTTGCCGAGAGTTTATCATAAGTGCCTGTTACCTCTGCGGATTGTACGAAATCACCGAACTCCTGCACCCGCACTTTTACGGTTCTTGTCGAAGTGCTGGCGTTTGTATCAGTCCACGTTAAAACGCCATTCGTGTCCGTCACATTCGCATTGCTGACAATTTCAGTTTCTCCAATAAATACAGAAGCATTTACCGTTGGCTGCGTGTATGAAGCGTAGTTAGTAATGGTTACACTTTGAACCGCTCCATAAATATCCGACATCGTGCTTAGGGTCGGAGTAGTGCTTGCTGTACCGCCACCGCCCTGCGTGGTAAAAAACCCATCGACGTTATTAATGTCCGCTGTGGGGACTCCTGATATTTCTCCCATATTATGAATCTATTTGCACCCAATCTTTCGATGGGTCGAAGTAAACGGCATAAGCTGAACCAATCGCGCCAATATAGTAACCGACAACCCTTGAGTATTCGTCTGATGTTGTTGGTGCTGTCGCGCTAAATGTACCCGATGCGCCAAGCCAAAGAGGTGCGCCCGCAGCCGATCCGCTAATTGCAGCGCCTGCATCTACCATCCCTTGCAATACAACTTCATTGCTTCCAGTGTGAAATCCAATTAGTTTTTTTGCATTGGCGTTATCTCTTGCGGCTAACGCATCACCCATTACATCAATAATCTTGTCATCTGCTACGGATATAGTCGCAGTCATCAAAATATTTTGCCCCGTGTTAAGCGCGTTCGTTGCGTAGTTGGTGGTTATGTTATTGAGCTTGGTTTTATCTGCACTGCTCATTGAACCTGCTGCGCTTGTTGTCGCTGCCGTGATTGAAATGTCAGGTGTATTCCCTCCGCTACTTGTAATTGGTGCTGTACCAGTTACCGCTGTCAATCCACCGCCGCCGCCTCCGCTGCTCGCAATTGTAATTGTATCGCTGCCGTTGTCAGATATAGTTACGTTTGCACCTGCCGCAATTGTCAAGCCGCCCGTTAAGCTATTCACAGCCGTGACACCTCCAGCGCTTCCGTTTGCTGCCGCTGTGATACGTCCTTGCGCGTCTACTGTTATATCAGCGTTCGTGTATGCAGCCGATGTTACCGCTGTGTCAGCAAGGGCAATCGTACCGCTTCCCGTAATTGTCCCACCGCTTAAGCCTGTGCCAGTTGCAACGCTGGTCACTGTGCCCGCGTTGTTGCTTACATCTGCAAACGAAAGAACGCCCGAGCCGTTAGTTGTTAACGCTTGGCCGTTTGACCCTGCGCTTGTTGGCAATGTCAAGGTATAGGTTGCACCAGCCGAATGAGCTGGCGACTGTATAGTAACGCCGTGCGTGTTTGCTTCGCAGTTTAAAATTATGGCTGCGCTATTGGTGTCGCCTTTGACTTCTAGCACGCCCGTGCCTTTAGGCGCTACAATAATATTGCCGTTGGCTGTCGTGGTCTTTATCTCGTTGGCTTGCGTGTCAAGGTCACCTGTAAGCTGTGCGCTTGCCGCCATTAATGCGCCTGCCGCTGCTACGTTTGTCGCGTCTGTTACGTCTGCGCTTGTTTCAATACCTGCCAACTTTGTTGCATCTGCTGACGGGTAAGTATTTTTTGCAGTGTTTGCAGCTACTGCACTGGCATCGGTATAACTAATCTTTGCCGTGTTGGCTGCTACTGCTGAGTCTAGTGCAATGTCGGTTGTCCTTGCTAGCGTGCCTGAGCTTGTTGGTAAACTTAACGAGGCATTAGCACCGCCTGAGTATCGCAAGTAAGCATAATGCGTGGCGCTCTTAATATGCAGCTGCGTGCCAACAGGTATATTCAAAATAGCTTCGTTGGCTGATGTTGATCCGTCAATATTTAGCGCAGTGTATGCAGTCGCGCCGCTGCCGTCTGTTGCCACTACAAAATCAATATCGCCCGGACTGGTTTCTGTTATAAGTATTTCGCTTATGCCCGTCTTAAGTTTTGCAGTTGTTGCGCCTAACTCTAAAGCGCTGTTAGTATTTGCGCCATCGTTGATTGTAGTGCTAACGCCTGTTTTTAAATTGGTGTACAGCACATTCAAAAAGTCAACAGGCTCCCATTTGCCCGTTAGGCTGTTGTAATTTATTACGTCTTTGCTGCCTAAGCCTGTAAGGTTTACATCAGTCAAAGCTGCTAACGTTGTAACGCCGCCCGTACTATCAGCCGCTTGCCATTCCCCTGCTACGTACTTAATGAACTGACCATCACTAACGCCTGCAACATCAACGTCCGATAGATCACCTAGCTTTGCGCCTGTTACTGGCGTGCCTGCTGCAATGGTTATGTTATCGCGCTTTATGCGAAAGGTATATGTCGTGACCTGTGAGTAACGGCGCGGGTCATATTCAATCTCTATGTCAACGTTGTTGAACTGTACAGACTCGACGTTGACACCGTTGTATGTGCCGCTGACGCGATCCAATGCACCTCGCACTTTGTCGGCTAAGTCGGCTGCACCGTTATAGCTGTCAGAAAAGCAAATGATTTCCATGCGCACCTCATCCAACTTCGACGGCCCGTCGTGCGTGTCTTCAGGTGCAACGCCCTGCAATTGGTAAACAATAAACGGCGTGGCTGTTTCTTGCTCTGCAATCTCAGGGAATATATTTGTGCTGACTATATCCGTCACAGCACTTGTGCTGCTCAGAATACCATATACTGCTTTACCTACGTTCATCACTTATTCTTTTTACGTGCAACCTTTCTAATCTGAAAGTCATATTTTTTCCTCATTACTCTAAATGCCTCAGCTCTAACCGCTCTAATTGACCTTTCAAAAACGCCCTTTTGTTTATTGCCTCCAAATTTTTGGTCACCGCCTTCGACAATATTTGCAAACCAACCGTCAGCATTCTCCGGCTGTCGCTTGCCTACTTTAGGGCCAACCCAAAAAGTGCTGTGCTGCTTATCTATTTGCCACACTTTTATTGACCTTCTTAGCGTTCCGATGGGGATTGTAGGCCCGCCTTTTTTGCCGCCTCTGCGCACTCTAATTACTTGCTTTGCATCTTTGATATTTTGAAGCATTTCGTCTCTGTACAATTTACCTACGGCGCGGTGTATTCGTTTCTGTACGTTTGGATCGTTGACCTTCTTACGTAGTTGCTCAAACTGTTTAAGCAGCGGTTTTATATCTGCGCCTATGCCTTCAAAGCCAACTGCACCGCCTTTTTGCTGTAATGATCCTTGCGCCATTACGTCCCTGAGATTTGACAAAGCAAAACAAGCTGGTCATCGCGGCCTATTCCTTCGATGCCTTGAATGTTGTAATACTTAGAATCATAAAGTACGCGGTCATCGGCCTTAACGCCACGGCTCGCGGCGCTGCTTCGTATCTTAAACTTTACACGTTGCACAGGCATATCCTGATCTGTTACAATGCGCTCGGTCATGCCGATGCCGTTTTTCATCAGTTCTGCCCAAACGGTTATCAGCGTGCTATAACTTTGCACGCGCTCGCCGTATGTGTTGGTGCTAGTCGTGTAACGTTGTATTGTTATCCTTCTGTCGCTTTGTCCTATTCTCATCGGTCAGAAATTACGCGATACGGATTGAGTAAACTGTGAATGAGGTTCGGCACTTCGCTGCTATTCGTGCCCACTACTACAATATTGCGGTTTTCATAATAGTGCGCCACCAATAACTTGACCGCGTGCAGTAACCCGTCAGGAATAGAACCCTCGGCATAGCCTAAAGTCATATTAACTTGCACGCCGTTGCTGATGTATTCGTAAACGCTAGGCGGTGACACGGTTGTAATGCGTGCAGGCTTTCGCTTGAGGTCGGCAAAGTATTGATTGGTTGGCAAGGTGCTAGTCGTGCTTGCCGTTGGGTTGTATGTGATGCTGATAATAGAAGCAACAGGCCCGATGGGTATCTCCCACGTGCCATAGAAATTATCTAAGTACATGACAGCAGGCAAGTCACCGAGTTGCAGGTTGCAATAATTCTGCACGTATTCAATGGCGGCGCTTCGCAGCGCTTCGATTAAAGTGTCTTCGTCACTGTGATCAACACGTAAAAAGGTCTTGAGGTCTGCCGTGCTTACAATGCTAGACTCAGATGCCGTGCCTGTAATTTCTAGGGTATAGTACATATGGCTAAAATAAGGACAAAAAAAAGAGGAAGCCGAAGCCTCCCCTTTTCTATTCAGTATTCAACTATTAAGCGTCAGCACCGATAATCTTAGCGGCTGCGAATGGCAACGCTCCAATTGATCCTGCTCGTCGCACCTTAGCATCAAAGAAAGTGTCTACGACAATCTTGACTGTTCCAGCGCTAATGCCTGAGAACGGATCAACAGTTACGTCGAGGCCGCCCCAGTTAGCATAGAACATATCTGACCAGTCACCATAGTAACAGAATCGCAAAGCGTCCCATCCTGTAGCTGCTCCTAGTGCAACGTCAGCACCGCCGTCAATTAGCTGTGAAGCGTAAACCGCACCCGCGTTAATTGAAGGAACAGAACCGCTTGTTAGGATGTTATAGCCAAACATTTGCCCATTTTCAATTAATGAGCTAACACTTGCAACGTTTGCCAATCCCATCAACTCAGCCATAGCAGTTGGATGCATTACGAACTGCGTGTTGTTCTCTGCTCCGTTTGCTGTAATCTCGCTCCACAAGTTTCGCAAATCAACGGCTGCTGTTTTTTCCAAGTCATTCGTATCCACCATAGTACCCTTAACAACTGTACCCGTGCCTCCTGCCAAAGCAGTAGCGCCACCGATTCCGTGAACGGCAAGCAAAGCAATCTTGTCCTGTACGTTTGCAATAGACCTTCCGAAGTCAGTAGCAATTACCTCGGCCATGTTGCCGTTTGTTTGGTTAATTGCTTCCTTCGTTACAATCATTTGCTGGGCGATACGCTGAGGGCTAAGAGTCTGTGAACCCATTGCACCCGTATTGCCTGTAACTGCTGCCGCTTCAGCTGGCTCTTCTGCCGCATCCGTTGGAAGTGAAGGCATTTTAATGTCTCCAACAAAACCATTTAGCTGTGTTGCTCCTGTAGCAGCAAGCAAAGAGTTAGATCGCAAAGCGCCAACCAAAGCAGTTACCTCGGTGGCTACTGTTGTCACTGCGTCATTTACACCAGCCGCACCAGCATCAACACCGTACACGTTACGTGCTTCGTTTAGCATTGACTGAGGGATAGCAAAGTCACCGCGCAAGCCTAAGCCCAAAGCAGATGCCTCGCTGCGTGCCTCCTGTGCAATTTCCTTCTCCAATCCTGTTACACCGCCCTGCGCTGCTTCGCGCAAAGCCTTGCCCAAATCAAACTGTGCTGTGGCCTTAATGACTTCCTTGTCGCTGCGTACAACCGCATCGGCTGCAACGGCAAGGCGCTTCAGGCGTGCTTCGTTTTTTGACAATGCGTCGCGCTGCTGTTCAGCGGCTTCGAGCTTTGAGTGAATATCTTGCGTCTCTTCCAATTCCTCAGAAGTGAGCGCCCTTTCCTCGGTTTCTGCGAGGTCGTTGACGTTAGCAAGCTTTGCCTCTAGTTGGCTGATATAGCGGGCCGCGTCTGTTGAGTTTCTAAAATTCATAATCTTTAAAAGTTTCGCGGGTCGTTCCGCTATTGTAGCAAAGGTAACAACTTCCTTCTTTTCGTTTCTTACCTCTGATTTTGTTTCAGTTTCTTGTACTGGCTCAGGCTTGACCTCGGCCATGTTGCGTGCTGCCACTGTAGTCGTTGGGTACGCTGGATAAGTTACAGGCGACACGTCTAGCAGTCGCGCCATCTTTGTAACCGTGCGCATGGTGCGCGATTCGTTCCACTCTTGATCTTGTATGGTAAACGCGAAAGAGCTTTGTGATATATCACCGCGCTTAATGAGTTTGTAAAGATCGCGCCCGTCTTGCGTGTCTGCCAATGCCGCGCGATACTTTAGGCCGCTCTCGTCAACGCTCAACTCCAACGTGCCGTTCTTTGTTCGTGCCATCGGTGCGCCGTCATGGTTCAGCAACAGTCGCACGTCATCTTCCATAACCTCATCGAATGCACCGCGTGCAATCTGTTCTTTAAAATACCCAAGGTCTGTGACCTGTTCAAAGTTTGCTGCATATCCTTCGATAACTAAAGCGTCATCGCCAGCGGCTCGCACTTCGCTTGTTCGTAGTTCTACGTTCTCGCCGTACTGCTTGCGCAGTTCATTTAATCTGTCATCTTTTTTATTCTCCATCGCTGCTAATTTTTTTGCTGTAATCTTCTAGGCTGTTTAGCGCAATCTGATTGACTTGCACAGTATGGACTGAACCGCCATCGACTGCGTTTAAATCTTCTGCGGCCCTTGCTTCATTGATACTAATTACCCCCGCCTTTATCAAAGTGTCATAGTACTGCGCACGGCTGACGCTATCGCCTCGCAATAGGTCGCTCAAGTCAAAGCGTGTAAAGTGTGTAGGCCGTTCGTCAGGAGCTAACAGCTTGCAATTCATTTCCTGCTCTAGCCTGCGCGTCCAAGGAACGATAGTATACTTTGCAAACTGAATGGCTTGCTGCTCCGTGTTGCTGTATGTAACGTTTGACTGCACACCGACCATAGAAGGCGGCACGCCAAAGATTCTGCAAATCTCTTGGTTCATAAAATCGCGCTGCTCTGTTAAGCTTGCGTTCTCAGGATCTACCGCAATACGATTGTAGCTAAAGCCAAACGGTAAAAGCTTAGTGCCTAGCTGGTCGCCACTATTGTTCCAGCTGTCTTTGATAATATCAATCTGCTCTTTCTTCAGCGGCTCATTGCTTGACAGTATGCCCGTCATGTTTCCGCTGCTACCAAAGAACTCTGCCGCAAAGTCTTGCGCTGCCTTGGCTAGTCCTAACATCTCACGATGCAACTCAATAGGACTTTGCCCGTACAAGTTGCAAGTGATAAGCATATCAGCATGAAAGTAGATGCCATGATCTTTTATGTCATATACTAAATCGCTATCAACCATCTTTTGCTTTACGCTCTTTGGGTTGACTAAGCAAAGTTCATACGGATCGCCATTCGGTAGACGCTTAATAATTGCATAAGCCTTGCCATAAATAAGGACGTTACTAATGTATGTCTCCCAAAAATCAAAGGCAGTATATCCCGGCTCGGGTTCTTGACTGATTAGGTCTTGCGCTACATGGCCTGTTGCTTTTATAACACCGTCTTCGTTCCGCGTCATTATATCCAAGTGCAGCTGTGCAATGGTTGACGCGATGCGACTAACACAAGCGTAAACGGTAGTCAATCCGAGTGCTGTCTCTGTGTCGATGTATGCGCCGCTCTTTGTTGAGATGCCGCGCAAGTGTGAAGCAAAAGACGGATAGCCAGTGTAAGCTACTTGATACCCGCCACGCTTAAAAATCCGTTGGAACAAATTTGCCATTGTGCGCTAAGTTACGAAAGGTTGATAATTTCAAAAAAGCCGTCATCTTCGTTTGGTGTCTTCATGTGTTCACCTATTGCCATGATCATCGCCACGATTGGGTCAATCTTACCGCTGCTTTTTTGTTTGTCTGCTTTTATGTTGCCCGCTGGGTCTGTCTTTAGTTCTACGTTGCCAAGTGCCCAACGCATAACAGGGTCACCGTCATGCCATATCTTTCCCGTCCGTGTCATAACTTCAACTTGTTTTGTGGGGCTGCTCATAGATACAAAGCCTTGACCGAATGGCGTTAAAGGCACGCCGTCATCTACTAAGTCAATTGCAATCTGCGTGCTGTTGTATCTATCAAAAGCAATCTTCTCAACGTTGTAAGTCTGCATTAGATTGCTCTCGTCAATTACTTGACCCTCGGGCCTGTTCATTACGCCGCTAACCTTGCGCCGTATGCTCGCGTAGTCTGTTACATTGCCGTCAGTAAAATGCACGTTTGGCAAGTCAACAAAGGTGCGGTAGATGTGGCCGGGGTCTCGGTCTAATACTGCATGCACTGTGTCCTCAGGTAACCAGTAATGCCCCCGCACATGATAACCGCCTTCGTCAGGGTATACCATAACCAGCGCCGTCATATCTGAAACGCTAGCAAGGTCGAGGCCACCATAGCAGCGTAAGCCTTTTAAATCGGCATCGCGTTTGTTTTCCATCCATACCTCATCCTGTATCCAAGTCTTAGAAGCGGTCACCCATTTGTTAAGGTGCTTGGTTTTGAATTCTACTTCTCGCGATCCGCCTACGTTTATCGCTTGTTGCAATTGGCTGTCTAGTAACTGAGGCCGCAAAGCTGTGCCTAGTGACGGGTTGGCTTTTATCCAAGTGCTATTGTCTGTCCAGTCGTCATCTTCGTCTAGCTCGTATATAATAGCAAACTGCGCGTCATCGTGTTTGACCTCGTCGAGTATTTCCTTGCACGTCTTTTGCAATTGATAGCATGGTGACTCCCGGTTAAAGCCTGCCGTGGTAATTGTAAGGTGCATCGGGTTACGCCGCGCCTGCATTCCTGATCGTAACACGTTTGCCACGCCGTCCGTTTGGTGCGCGTGGTATTCGTCGATTCCTGCAAAGTGAATGTTTAAGCCGTCAAGCGTATCGCGGTCTGCGCTTAGGTACGTGCATCGCGCTGAAAGCGTCGGCGCTTTGATGTCGTGTTTTCCTGCTTTGAGATGCTTCCTGAGCGGCGGCGAGACTTGAACCATCCTTTGCGCTTCGTCGAATCCAATCTTGGCTTGGTCTTTCTTAGTCGCTGCAAAATAAACTTCGGCAGCCTTTTCCTGATCAAAGAAAAGAGCAGCGAGCGCACAGCCTGCCATAAGAGTGGTCTTCCCATTTTTGCGAGCAA